GAAGGAACCCAATCCAATCGGAGAAAACATTATTGCTTATTTTCAAACTCTTCCATCAGAGTTTAACTTGAACAAGTATATTGATTACGATATGCAGTTTGAGAAAAGTTTTCTGGAACCACTTAGAAATGTTCTAGATACTATTGGTTGGCAAGTGGAGCGTCGGGGAACACTTGAATCTTTCTTCACTTGATGGTATACTGTAAAAAAAGGAGTACTTATGAGTTTTCTTAAATCTGTTATTAAAGAACTGGACAATGAATTTGCGGGGGTAGCCGAAGATGGAGTTTCCGCTGGTGATTGTGATAGTTTCGTTGACACTGGTAGTTACATCTTCAATGCTCTTCTGAGTGGAAGTATTTACGGTGGACTTCCTTCTAATAAAATTACTGCACTAGCTGGAGAATCTAGTACTGGCAAAACATTCTTTGCTCTTTCTATTGTTCGTTACTTCCTGGAGAATAATCCCACTGGTGAAGTAATCTACTTTGAATCGGAATCTGCAGTGACTCGTAAGATGATGCAGGATCGAGAGATTGATACCACCCGCGTGGGCATCGTTCCTGTTTGTACAGTACAGGAATTCAGGACTCAAGCGATCAAGGTGGTAGATGAGTACATGAAGGTCAAATCATCCGACAGACCCCCCTTGCTGTTCGTTCTGGACTCTCTAGGGATGCTCTCCACCACAAAGGAACTGGAGGACTCTGCAGCGGGTAAGGAGACGCGAGATATGACCCGTGCCCAGGTAGTGAAGTCTATCTTTAGAATTATGACTCTGAAACTTGGTGTTGCTAAGATTCCCCTGATTGTAACTAACCACACATATGATGTTGTTGGTTCTTATGTTCCAATGAAAGAAATGGGTGGTGGTACTGGTCTTAAGTATGCAGCATCAACTATCATCTATCTCTCCAAATCTAAGGAGAAAGAAGGTACAGAAGTTGTTGGCAACATTATCAAATGCAAGGCATTTAAGTCACGTTTCACAAAAGAAAATTCTCAAATCGAGGCTAGATTGTTCTATGACAAACGAGGACTTGATCGCTATTACGGACTTCTGGAACTGGGTGAGAAGTATGGAGTATTCGAGCGTGTCGGTAACCGCTACAAAATTGGTGAATCTTCTGTTTATCCTAAGTCTATTCTTGCCGATCCTGACAAATACTTCACGCAAGACGTAATGCAAGCACTTGATGAGTGTGCTAAGAAGGAGTTCAGTTATGGCTCATTTGAATGATTTTGTTCAGGTTCATGATGATGTTTTGAGTCACGCAGATTGTAAAACTCTCATAGATCTTTTTGAATCTTCTGATAAGTTGGAAAATTTTTCTAACGATGGCAATCCAAACTTTACTCAATATAATATAACATCTAATTTGTCAGAATCAAATGAATCCATAAAGACTCTACATAATAATTTAATTCGTACAGTCTTTAAATTTAGGGATGATTACTACAAGTTCATTGACAAAAGGTGTTTCCCAGAGAAGCATGCCTTTGAACAGTTTAGAATCAAAAGATATCTAAACAATGGAGAAGATAGATTTGATACACATGTGGATGTATTTACATATGAAACTGCCAGAAGATTTCTATCCTTCTTCTGGTATCTAAATGATGTTGATGAGGGAGGCGAGACAGAGTTTTATGAATTGACAATCAAACCCAAGACTGGTAGGATGGTTGTATTCCCACCACTCTGGTTGTTCCCACACAAAGGGAATCCACCGATCAGTGGATCGAAATACTTATTAAGTACTTATTTACATTACGTATGAAGATTGAACTTAAAATTTTATCCAAACTTATTCATGATGAAACTTATCTTCGTAAAGTAATTCCCTTCATTCAAGACATCTATTTTGATGTTAATGCTGAGAAAGTTCTCTTTCAGGAGATCAATAACTTTGTCATGCAGTATGGTGGATCATCTCCAACAAAATCTGTTCTTGAGATTGAGATCGAGAACAGAACAGATCTTTCTGAAGAAGGGTATCGGGAGTGTTCTAGGATTCTGAGTGAACTTCGTGATGAAAAGGTAGACGAACAATGGTTGATTGATACCACAGAGAAGTGGTGTAAAGAACGTGCAGTGTATCTTGCACTGATTGAGTCCGTAAAGATCGCAGATGGTAAAGATAAAACTAGGAGTCGTGATGCAATTCCTAGTATACTTTCTGAGGCTTTGTCTATCAGTTTTGACGATCACGTTGGTCATGATTACTTCAATGATGCAGATGCACGATATGAGTTCTATCACAAGAAAGAAGAGAAGATTGCATTTGACCTGGAGATGTTCAACAAGATCACTAAAGGTGGTCTTCCTAGTAAAACTCTGAACATTGCACTTGCAGGAACTGGTGTTGGTAAGTCACTGTTTATGTGTCACCAAGCCGCATCTTGTTTGATGGATGGTAAGAATGTTTTGTACATCACTTTGGAGATGTCCGAGGAAAGAATTGCAGAACGTATTGATGCAAATCTATTCAACGTAGATATCAAATCTTTGATGGATCTTCCTAAACCAATGTTTGATACAAAGGTGCAGAAGGTTCTAAAGAAGACTCAGGGAACTCTTATAATTAAAGAGTATCCAACAGCATCTGCTCATGCAGGACATTTCAAATCTCTACTTAACGAGTTATCTCTTAAGAAGGGATTTTCTCCAGACATTATTTTCATTGACTACCTCAACATTTGTTCTTCAAGTAGATTCAAAGGTACTATCGTTAACTCGTATACTTTTGTCAAAGCTATTGCAGAAGAACTTAGGGGACTTGCTGTAGAACATAATGTCCCCATCGTATCTGCTACACAAACTACTCGCACAGGTTATAGTTCTTCTGATGTTGATCTCACTGATACCAGTGAGTCCTTTGGCCTCCCTGCTACTGCTGACTTCATGTTTGCTCTCATCTCCACTGAGGAACTTGAAGAACTTAACCAAATCATGGTTAAACAACTCAAGAACCGATACAACGATCCCACGATGAACAAACGTTTTGTGATCGGTATTGACAGAGCTAAGATGAAGTTGTATAATCTAGAAGACAGCGCTCAGACGAACATTGTTGACTCTGGACGAGAAGAGGACGAAGAATACGCTTCTGTCCTTGATAAAAAATTCCGAAATTTTGATGGTTTCAAAGTATGACACAAATTGATCAACATAAATACATTGACTTTGTAAATTGCGTTACTAGTATTTCTTCTAGTAACCCCGAGGCATTTATTGATCGGGTAAATGAACTTGAACGTAAGGTGCCTGATGACAACATCAACGGAGTTGGTGTTGACTTGAACCGACTTCTGACTGCTGCAATTGGTATTTGTGCTGAAGGTGGTGAGTTTGCTGAGATCGTCAAGAAGATTTCCTTTCAAGGTAAACCTTACAATGAAGCAAATCGTGAACACATGATTGTAGAACTTGGAGATGTGATGTGGTATATCGCACAAGGTTGTATTGCACTTGGAGTTGACTTCAATGAAATCTTGGAGAGAAATGTTCAGAAACTTACGTCAAGGTATCCAGAAGGTACATTTGATGTATACTACTCAGAGAATAGAAAAGCAGGAGATATCTGATAAAGGTATCAGAGAAGCAATGAGGGAGACTCTGATTGGGTTCTCTCTCCATCCGAAAGTCTTTAAGAGAAATAAATAGAGGGGAACTAGACCCCTCTTTTTTAATGTCTAAGTTAAGTATGGGAGCTAAACCAGATTTAGCCAAGGTACATAAGAATGGAGATTTGAAGTATTGGCCATCATTTTGGCAGATGATACGAGATAGAAAACCTTTCAGAAAGGGAACTCAAGGTCAAGACGGTGTTGTGATGCTTGGGTATAAGTCCGATGCCAAAAATAAAAAATTTGTTGCGGAGATGGCAAAGTGTACTTCTGCTAGAGAAGTTTTAACGTTCCTAGGGAATTATAATAATCAGATTCCAGCTATTGATGGAACTATGGTTTCTGTATCTTCTCTTTGGAAAGAGAACGTGAAGGAATCAAAACCCTCCTCCGAAACTTCAATTGGTGGCAGAGACACAGAAGTTTATAGTGAAATATTAGTTCAATTTTGTCTCGCTTATAGAATATTATACGGAGAAAGAGCTACTCATGAAAACGTTGGCGATGGACTAGATTTTAAAGATGATGTATTTGCTAAAATTAAACGAATAGTAATAACACCTGGAAAATTTTCATTATCTAGTAACACAGTCAGAAGAAATTTAAGAGCATTTTCTAGAGGATTAACTGGTATCAGTGGAGAAGCAGATACTACATGGTTAGATAGTTCTAGTGCTGCAGCAGAAGTACTTTGCGATAAACTTAATATACCATCAAATGCAAAGATATTTAATGATAAAATATTTGGAAATGGTGGGTCTGGAGATCCTTACGCAGTATATCTTGCCGCTAACACTGGACTAA